CATTGGGTCCTTGCGAATGCCACATTTTTCAGGCGAAGTAACAATTCTACCGGCTTTCTGTCCAGTCGTACAACGGTACTGGCGCTTAAGCGTGTCTTGCCCACTATAGCGGCGGAACTGTCGCTCCACCTTCTCAAGCATAGTACGATATTCATCGAATGGTATTTCTTTGCTCATCTCGTCAATGATTTGATTTGCAACTAATCTCGCTTGGTGTGATAATTTTTCACCAGAAAGCATTTCGCGAAGTTCATTAATTTCGTCTAGCATATCGACCATCTTATCATATGCCGTGTTTGCTTCGTTGATAAGTCGCTCATCGCCTTCAGTTAATTTTTGCTCGAACTCTAGAAGTGATTCGTCTAGAATATTAAATAGTCGTGTCATTGTGGACCCCTTGGTTGACGTGCGCTACGATCTTGATTTTGATCTTGATTTTGATCTTGATTCGGGTCTTGATTCGGGTCTTGCTCTTGCTCCCGATCTTTCATTTGTTGTTCTCGCTCATGTCGCTTTTTATCCATAGCGGCACGCATTTCAATTTGATTAATTCTCAACGCTTGCTGCTTACGACGCTGAATGAAAGCTTCGTCTTCTGGACTTGCGTCGTTATCAGCTTTCATTGTCTGCTGAATATTCATACGGTCACGCTGCACAGACATACGGTTGGCGTTTGGGTCAAGAGCTTCTCTAAAAAGCGGAGAAAAACCTTCGTTGCGTCTTTTCTTAATGTTGTATTTTGCAAGCTCGGCCATTTTCTTAGCCTTTTTTTCGCGCTCTTTCTCGGCATCTAGTTCTGCTTCTGCAGCAACCATTTCTTCTTGCTGTGACATTTCTTTTTGTGAAGAGGATAGTGCCAGTTCGGCCTGTTTTGCTTTGGCCTTTTCAGCTTCTGCGTTTGCTTGGGCAATATCGCGCTCTGCCTGTGATTTTAACATTCCAAGGATAGACTTCAGTAGAGATTCCTCACTTTCTTCACCGTCTTCGAAATCAACACCAAGGTCACTATCCTCGTCGTCACCTTCGCCATCAAAGTCTAGACCATCACCTTCTTCGTCACCAATATCCCCTCCATCACCATTAAAGTCGGCATCATCGCCTTCTTCGCCATCAAAGTCGGCATCATCGCCTTCTTCACCATCGGGCAGGTCTTCTGTAATCTCGGACGCATTGTATATTGCGTCTTTAGGAATCTGGGGGAACTCTGCATTGATGATGGTGAACTGATCCTTTAACTCATATAGGAGTTCGGCCAGAGTTTTGTCTTCACCATGTCCAGTCTTCTTGAAGTCCATAACGTCTGCCAATGATTGTGCAACATGGCGTTCGAACTCTTCACCCTGATCGATAGGAACGGTGACTTTCATCAGCGAACCTTCGTCATCTTCAATACCATAGGTTATAACATCAGTCTCTTTATGGTAGCTCTCGATTTCACCCTGCATTTGCATAGATTTCATACGAGAGGTAGCATCGTCTAGTTGATATGGGAAACCTGCGGTTTCTACTATTCTGTGAATAGACCCTTCCATTTTGAAAGGATGAAACTTATTACGGTTGTTCATACGACCGTAAAATTTCTTCATAAAGTCCACAAGCGACATACGAGTCTGCATGCCACCTAGACGGTTGCTCGGTACGGTGGCAATAGAACCGGCTCCGGTGCTGCCCCCTGCCGCTGTTTCAGCAATCTTGCGCATTGATATTCCTCAATCCTTTCTTATATTTAGCGTTTTGAACCCAACTTGATGACTATTTGAACTGATCGTTCTCGGTTATAACTCGAAAAATCATCCCGTTGTGTTGACACCATTTACGTGCAGCTTCCCATTTAAGCATGTTTTTTTGGTAAGTAGCGTTTTCCATCATCTTTGTCTTTGGGTTTCTTGCTTGTGATGGGCGTGTTTCTCTCTTAGGCTTTATTTCAATAAGTTCTTGACATATATTGCCTGATGTATTCTTATATTTCATATAAAGATCAGGATAATACTTGGCCGGTCTTACCCCACCACTTTCGGTAGGCATCGCATATGGTATAATGATTTCTTCGGACGACCATTCCAATACGTTGGGGTTGTTGTCACAAAACTTAAATGCTTCAAACTCCCAAGAAGAACGATAGAAGACATTTTTTACGTCTCCCTTATACTTCTGGGGGTTCTTTACTTCATAGTAACTCTGTCGCCAATTATTGTTCTTGTACATATTAGAAATTTAGTATAGGTGGCAAATTATCAACTACCGGTTTTGGCAGTTGAATGTTTGGCAGATTTCCAGTTATTGGTGGGACAATTAGGCCAGCCGTTTCTAACACCGAAATATCTGGAAGAGTATCCAAACGTTTTACTCGTCGTATGAGCCTCTGGATATCTACAATTTTAGCCCTTACGTCATTTAGTGTGAACTTATTATCATCTGGAAATACCGGCTGCGTTTCAGCTTCTGGTCGTGTAGACATTGGTGAATTGATATAAACTGAATCATAATTGAACGTTGACATTATAGTACTAACGTCAGATGTTGCCATATCCAACTCATCGAAGGTCATGTTAATTATCTTGGGGTTTAGGAATTGATATTCCACATAGCTGATATTTTCAGGGTCGAGTGTGTTACCTGTTGAGTTTTCTATTGAAGTTTTGCCCACCTGAAAAGCATCCACTTCTGGCGGACCTTCAATTCTTTTTTCCGTCTGACTAAAGAACCAATGGCGAATAGTTATATTTTCCAAAAGTCCATACTGGCCACCATTTTGGTTAGGAAGTGGTCCAAGTGATCCAGTACCACCCTCTAGAACTGTGCCCGGATCAATATTGAAATCTTTGTTTCTTGAAGGCATAGATTCATTTGCCAACATACTCGCTCGGCCGGCATTGGCGTTTGCAATGGGGCTGATCATCTTTAAATAAACTTCAAATAAATTATGTGCATTATTTTGCACATCATCATAGAACGTAAGTTGCATAGTACCATAATCAACTTTGGTTGCAACCTTGGTTCTATAATTATAGAAATTTACATCTTGGTACATTATGGTTGGATTGGGACGAGAGGCTTGCTTTAGTGCAAACGTAACCTCATCAAACATAGTACCATCGTCACCTTTCCCACCGACACCGCCAATAAACGTTGGATTTCTGAATTTAAAAGTAACTGTAAAGTTAAACTTTAACTTAGGCCGTGCAATAGTTGAAAATTTATCTATAACACCCTGCTCAGTGTTAGCTATCCCCGCACGGTATGATAAGTTTTTAAATGAACCTTTAGCCATGTTAACCTCTGCTGTTTGTAGTATTTATAACAAAAGGGGGGCTCGCAAACACGAGCCCCCCCTTTACCAACAGAGCCAAGGCACCACCCGTGGCTCTCACCTTAAGATTATAGGATGAAACCGCTTCCCGTAGAACCAGCACCACCGGTAGCCTTACCTGATACACCGTCTGGATTGACGTTCTGTCGAGCGTGGTCATAACGGAATGCAACGGTGACCTTGATAGATTCAGATGCAGCGTAGTCTACGCCGTCGAAGTCTGCGTTCTGAATGAATACACCTTCTAGAACCCAAGTTTCCACGACCCGCGTGTTACCGTCAAGTAGGTCCATTTTAACCGCAAACTTATAATCCTGCCCTGCTGCTGCGGACGGCAGACGTGGTGCTGCGTTTAGACCAATGATATTCTGTTGTAGCTCTAGTTGTTCCTGAATAGCAGATGTAACACCGCCATTTAGATCGTCTTCAAATGTCACGTTCAAAACTTCGAAGGAGTGCTTACCAGCAACATATGCTTTTGAGTTGTAACGATCAAGTACAACTTCTTCAAATTGCAATTTTGGTCGATCTGCACTAATCGCGTTCAGACGCAGGGGTTCGGAGTCACCCGCCATATTCTGGAAGGTGATTGCCCACTTGTGCTTTAATCTCGGTTGAGCGATGCCGCCACCGTCAACACCCAAGTCAGTAATCAATGCCATTGGTAATTCTCCATAAAGGTTACTACAAGTATTTATACAACATGTACTTATTTTTTATGTGTTTTTAACTGCCCAACAAATAAATATATGTACATAATGGAGTCCACGATGCTTAAGTTCAAAACTTTTATTACAGAGATGGTTCTTCGAGAACAAGCCAGTTCCGATCTAATTTACCAAAAAATGCTTGACGTACTTGATGATGCACATATAGATTTTGACAAAGACAAAATCTGCTTTCATATAGGCCGTATTACCAAAAACAGTGCTGTCGATTTATTCATGACCATTCGACCATCTGACGCCCCGTCTGTTCGTTTGGGTAAAAAGGATGGTGTTATGCATATCGTTGTTGATGTTGAAGATCGCCTTCCCGTTAGAACTGAGATTGATGCATTTTTAGCCAAAGACCGTAAACGGGCATCTGCCATTAAGGCATGTATTGACAACTATATGAGCCAACATTATTCTGGCGACAGTGATGGTTCAAAGACTCGTTACGAAGATGAGCAACTAGTAAACGGTAAAAAATATTTTGAAGCTATGTATGAAAAGGTTGTCGCAGAACTTCATGATCGTATAGAAGAGTACAACGAAGCATGTGATGATCTTAATCAGCAAATGGATACTGAAGATACTGGTGTGCGCGAAACCGGTAAAGTTGCACACAGGCACCTTGCGAAAGAATATTTCGGTGACAACCTAGAAGAATTCAAAAAGATCGCCATGGGTATCCTCAACAATGGTGTGGATGGGAAGAATAGTGCAATGCAGCGCCAGCTTACAAAGGAAAATAAGGAGAAGTTGGAGAACCGCTTAGATAGCTTCTATGATCAAAAAGTAAAACCAATCATCAAGGCATAAAAAAGGGGGCTAAGCCCCCTTTTTACTACCAAAATATTACATAGAGTAACAATGCTAGGTTACCAAAGAATGAAGTATGTCCAAGGGTATACGGCATTCTTCGATACGCTTCCACGAAAACATCAACGGGAAAGTGACCAATTCTCCCTTTCCAGTCTCTGCGATTCCACGAGTCTTTCATTTCAGCGGCGTAATCCTTGATTTCCACCGCTGATTTTTCTAGACGCCATCCCATTATCGAATCACCGCATCTGTTCGAACTAGTCGTAGATCGACCAAAATGAACTCTACTGCCTTAACAGGCTTGATAGCGATATCAATAACAAGCTCACTGCGGTCTACAACTGCCGGAGTGTTGTTCTCATCATCAACCTGCGTGGCGTAATCGAACAACCCACGACGGCTGACAAGTTCTGCAAGGAAACTATCAGTTGCAGCCTTAACGTTCTGTCGAGTTAGCGTATCGTTCGGCTCGAACAGGAAGTCGAATAGACGGCGACGTAGTTCACGACGAATGAATGCCGTTAGACGTGATACGTTTACTCGATCCAGAGCCGAAGACGAGGACTGTGTAGTGTTCTGTGCCATTAAGATGATACCACGGTTCACAATGTCTGCAAAGTAGTTGATATCAATTGCGAACAATGTATCCTGTGTGCCCTTATCGATATCGTTTTCAACAAATTGTGTTGCGGTTCCCAAAGTTCCAGAAACATATCCGATTCGGTTGAAGAAACTTGCACCACCACGGGTTGGTCCAGCTGGTGCATACCACAGTTCTCCATTCTGATCACTGAACGCAAATACTCGAAGTGCACCAGATGCAGCGGTTGTCATGATATTTGCACCGTCAATGTTTGACGTTATGCCATGTGGGTAATAGTATGCAACTAGGTTGCTGAATACTTTGTTATCATCTGCCCATTCAACAATTCCATTTGGTCCGGTTGGTGCACGGTCAAACGGGGTATCAGCGATAACGAATACTTCACCATCCTGATCCTCTGCGAGACGTAGAAGCTCATCGGTAGCCTCCCAATATCCCGGTGCTAGAACTAGGTTGTAGTCAAAACGGTCGGAACGAATCAGACTGTTTGGGTTGTTGATTGCAGCTTGAATCTGCTGTACGATAGCTGCACGGCGTGCCGCATCATTTGCGCCCAATGAGGTTCCATTGCGGAACTCTAGGGTATTATCAAAATCTGCTCCTGCTGCTAGAAGTACACCTTCAGATTCACTTGCAGTGAATTCGGTTCCAACTGTTCCACCCGCAGTCCAGTTATCTAGAATGGCATTAAGACCATCATATGTATCTATCACCAAGGTGAAGTCATCGGTGTAAATGCTTAATGGTCCCGGCCCTGTGCCCGATACTGGGGCAGCAAACGAGTTAAACAAGTTTGTGTTTGCAAATAGAGCAGTAGTTCCACTAGACCCATCCGAAATGATGTCAACTGACGATGTTGCGCCCGCCAGACCCGAAGTGATGCGGATGCGCCCTGCAAGAATTTCAACAACAGTTCCCGCATCGCCCGTCACACCCTGAATAGCAGCTTCCATTTCAGAGATAAGCTCCGCAAATGTCTGTGCATCCTGACCAGCAACTGCCACAACAAACGTGTTTACACCACCGTTGTCAGATACTGTAATTTCGAAACCATACTGGGTAGCATCATTGTTTAGGCCCGTGTTATCGGAACCTGTGATGTTACCACCAGTGTTATCATAAATCACTTCCTGATACCCTTCGATATCGATTGTCTTATCCTGCAAGAAATCTGCTTGGAAAGTAGTAGAGCTAAAGGAATAGCTAGAAAATACGTCTGCTAGAGCAGTATCTACTAGTGTCTTTAGTTCTGAAGAGGTTACAGTCTCCTTGTATCCCGGCGAAGCAGGGACCAAACCATTTTCTTCGTTGTATTCAGTAATAAAATCGACAACAAGTGCGTTTAGTGTGTCTCCCGAATCTGCGATTTTAGAACTCCATAGTGCCTTCGTATTTACATAGGTGTCGTCTAAGTTGATGTTGGCACGAATTACATATGCGCGGTCGCCAATTTCTAGATACTTGTTTAGAGCATCTAGGCCATATTCGTTTCGCGCATCGCCGTGCTGTGGATTTCCTGCTGAATCAGTCAGGAATCGTGGGGTACCATATAGCTGTGCGGACTGACGCAGGCTGGTTACGGTGCGGGTTACGTTATCTTCAAACGTACCGATTGCTGGTGTAGAGCCATCTGATTGCGCCTTTTCGTCTGCCGTAGCAACGAAGATAAGCGGTACTGTTGCCTGACGGCCCGGAATGAAAAAGGACTCGTCAATTACGTCTACCGCTACGCCGGGACTAACTAGTGTTGCCATTTGGATATCTCCCAATAATAATTATCGTTACTACTATTTATGAACGTTGTAACTGTTTTTTAGTAATTTAATTAGTCGGCGCGTCTTTAGTAGAAATAATAAAAGGGTCTATTTTTCCATCATTTAGCTCAGACGGTGAGAAGCCACTCTCACCTGCACCATTAATCCTAATCTGAATGGATTTTATAATTTCATCTTTCAGGTTTACGGGTGACGCCAAATACATAATATATTGAAATGTTAGAGTGGATGATACAATCCGACTATCAGTCCCAGCTGGATAGTTTTCTTCTAGATTCAATGATTGTAAAAAGACTTCAATAATGCTCTGCTGGTTACCATATGCGTCCGAAACTTGGATTTGCAGAGATGGGTTGAAGAGAAGCATTATCTGCTCTAGTATTTGAAAGTGCTGATCTGTGTTGCTTGCATTGATAGCAAGTTCCATTGTTATTTCATATGGCACTGGCTTCAGCTTTGTGTGTTGCTGCAAATCGTCTGGTATAGTACCACCACGCTTAAGCTTGACTTCTTTACGTTCTTGATTTTGTCCAGCAAGCCTATCGCGCGCCAGATCTAAACCAATTAAACCCACACTCATCATCGGCAGTTTGATCATTTTGTTCTGAGTCTGTTCTGAAAAAATGTAAGACACAACTCGGTCTCTACTACCATATAGCACGGGGACTGTTATTAAATTGCTCGCAGAATCAAAATCATTTTTACCAATGGACACTTTCATGCCCGAAAAAATAGCCATGAACTGAACAATATGCTTGCGTAGCTGCTGGTTATAGTAGAAATTATCAGTCTGTATGTCTGTTTTAATCATGCTATTATCCAGATGGTGTCGGGGTTACGGTGGCTGTCGGCGTCACGGTGGCTGACGGTGTAGGTGTCACGGTGGTTGACGGTGTAGG